TGTCCCAGTCAGGAACCCACCCCTGATTAATTGCTGTCACAACAATTTTAAGTTTCTTATAGGCGGCTTCATCAGGTGTATCATTTTCCTGAATTACAGTTTCAGGATCAATGCCCAATTCCTCACAAGCATCTTCGAATGTTTTGATGTCATCAAAGTTTCGTTTCTTGAAAAATTCCTCTCCAACTGATTCTTCTAAAACTTTCCGACCCCATTCTGTTGATTCTATGTGGAGCCTTTTTACTTCTGATCTTTTAAGTTTTAATTTCATGATTTTGAATAATTATTGATAATTAATATTCGAATAGTTTGAGTTGTGATTTATCCTCTACCCTTTCAGGAGTGGGTGATTTGTCGTTTTTGTTCTTGTTTGATGAAACCGGAATGAAACATTTGAAATACCAGTCGTCATGCTCCCATGTATCAATTTCACCAATAAACTTGTCTCCAAAGTCTGGCGACCGTTTAATCTGGAAATTTGCACACTCATTTATCCTGGTAATTTCTTCGCTTATTTGCTGTCCCAGCCTGTCCGGATCAACAACTTTTAAAGTTTTCACGAAAGGGTTTAGATTATCTTCGGTGCCGCGTCGTGCGTGAACCGGCAATTTCATCGACCGTTTCTTTTTATAATCGGGAATACCCATAGGTTTGAACCGATTAATGAGCTTGATTCTAATCGTTACTTCCATTTGAATCTGTTATTTCTGGACCAGCATAAAAATCACCGTGAAGCTTACATTCTTTGATGAATATCACCTCTTTGGTAATCTTTGGTTCTTTGGTTGAATCAAACGATTTAATAATACGTTCTATGGCTTGTTCCTTTGCTTGGGAAGGATTTCCGGCAAAAGACATTCCTCTATAAGTTACGCTTGAGTATCGTACCGTTGCTGTCGGTTTTGGTTTAACCGTGAGCGTAATAGCATAAGGTTTAATTTCGGCTTTTTTGCTCATCATCGTCGGTTTCTTCGGTTTCGTCATCACTCTCAGTATTTGGCCTTGCTATAGGCTTCAAATTGGATGGAATCTGTTTGTTTAGATCATCCTCGAAGTATGGAAAAACATCGACAATGCTGCTTAGCGTAATGCTTGTCACTTGGTATGGAACCAGTATATAAGCAAGTCCTTCCTCAAGACGTTGGAGAGCCTGTTTAATATCATCGGCGGCAACCAGGAAGTATTGATTGATTTTTTTCTCTTTGCCAGCTTTTTCGTCAATGGTCACGATGGCAATCTTTGCTTTGTACCACCATTCACCAGTTTCGTGCGGGAAAATTTCAATGATGTTCGATTGCGAAATCTTCTTGACCACAAATTCGCCCCTAACCATTGTGCTAACCTGCTGAATTGCCCGTGCTTCTGCATCGGTATAAGTAACGGCATCCAACAAATAAACCTCACTCACTTTTCGTTCCCGGCCATCATCATCAATCTTGAGATAGCCAACTTTACATTCAAACCAATTTTGCATTTTTCTAAATTTTAAGTTGTTGATGACATTTTTGTCATTGAGCCGAATAGGAGAATCGAACTCCCGCCTCTCAGCCACTCCGGGAAAACACTCCGGCGGCCTAACGATCTGCCACTGATCCAATCCGGCAAATTTGCCCGTCTTTCCGGGCTGTCTAAAATGAATCTGGTTTCAATCAATCACGAAAAAACCTTTTGCTATTTGAAAATTTCAAAATTCGGTTCAAAGCCTTCAGGAAAATCGACCGATGTAATTGAAAGCTGTACCGATTGCTTTTTGCCTTGACCATCGAGCGTTTCGGCTTCGATAAAAATGGCCGAACGAACGGGTTTGTAACTCGCGCGGATGATCTCTACACCTTTGTAAAACTCATCGTTCTTTACTTTATCGGCCAGGTTCTGAAGGTCTAAAACCCGGTTGGGTTTCAAGTTGCCCTTTGCATCCTTTTTTAGTAGGTTGTTAATCATGTCAACCAATTGCGCGCTGTTTTGGTCAACCGCAAGGCCGGTAATGTATTCGCGAATGATCGAAATTCCCGCATCCAGGGTGTCATCAAATTTGTCGATCACACGCCACCCGATTGTGATGTTGTTTCCATCCTCGTCGGAAAACGTATGGCTCTGCTGACCCGACTTGATGCCGTATAGTTCCTGTTTCAGGCTGATGATAGCGGCAAACGAGCCGTAAACGTTGGCTTTGGCAAGGCTTAACATGTTTGATAAGCTTTGAAGTTCAATAATCTGTTCGCGAACGGTTTGGTTGACCAGCGATTTGTAGCTCGCACGCTCTGAGTTCAGTTTGTTTTGTTCGGCCAGTTTCTTGGCTGCAATTTTTTGCTCAAGGGCTTCTAGTTGCTCCGGTGATAAGTCTTCAATTTCGATGTCTTTCATTTTTTGTTATTTTTAATAATGTTGATAATTGATTCATCTATAAGTTTTTCAAAAAATTCTTTGGCTGGCTTTTTCGAGCCGTCGGAGAGTACCACGTGTAAACGGGAAACTGTGACCGGCTCGCATCGGTTGTGGTATTCACTTCGCCACTCTGTCACATCAGCCATTTGGGTTTCATATCCAACTTCTTTAAGTAAATCAGCTAATTGTCCGTCGGTAAGGTGTAGTTGAAGTATCATACTCGTTGTGTTTTTGGAATTGAAAGCTCCATTTCACACCTGTATGTATCATCAAATTTTCCATTTAACCGGTTTTCAATTACTTCCATGTGGTAACTTAAAATGTTTATTTCCCTTGCCGTTTCAGCAGAATAATCGCCTGATAGTTGTTTTGATCTCAGTACTTTCAACTTATCAGTACACTTGCTGAGTTCTGTGTTTAACTCCGATTGACATTCCCGTTTGCTTTTTGCTGATTTTTTGGTGTTTCTCATTTGCAAATATTTTTTCAAGTGTGCTTTGTGGTATAAGGCTGGTATTGAACATTAATCGGATGTATATTTCATCGTTACTTTCATTGCTGAAGTTGTAGCATACCCTCCATAGTTGGGTACTCCACCAGCTCCAGAAATAGGGTGATGCTAATATGCTCCTGAAGGTTTCTGTTGGCGATTGTTTCAGTGTAATACCACTCATAAGCTCACCAAATTGCGCCTTGAATACAGAGTACCGTGTGATCCGGTGTTGTAGCTGGTCGAGGTAATCAGCCCCGGAGTCGAAAAACAATGACCATACATCACGTTCTTTCATGCGTGAGTTTTTAGCCATATTTTGAACCGATTCAGAGTTGATTGATTTGTTAATTATATTTTCCATGTTTTGCAGTTTATAAATCCTCGTTGTAATAAGCTTCAGCACCTTCTTTCCAAATCGTATAGGTTTGGCCGCCTCCGTAGCGGCTAAGGGCAAAAGCGCGGTATCCTTCAATCCTGATCTTTACAAAGGCATCGTAACGGATGCTTTTTGCCGTGCGCCCCGATGGGTTCTTTCCATCGGCATGGCTGATCAGGATAAATAGTTTGTTTTTGAACTCAGCCCTAAGGGCAACATAGTCGCGATAATTCAATCCGCTGTACTGAATGCTGTCTATCACTATCACGTCAGGTGATCGGCGTTTGCGTAAGCGTTCTTTCAGTTCGTCAACCGGTTCGTTGTCCAGCAGTATCACAGCGCACTTCACTTCATTCATCCCAACTTCGCGGAATGCCTTTTTCATCGATTTCGAAGCACCTTCCTCCATGCTGTTGTAAGCCACGCGGCAGAATTGAGCCAGATACTTACAGAGTTGGAGTGCGAAGCGGGTTTTTCCGTTACCGGAGTCTCCCCAGATCAGCCACGATCCGCTTAGTTCAGGGTTACCTATCAATGCTTGCCAGTCGCCTTCAAAGGGCAACTCGTTGAACTCCATTGCCTCAAGCTGGCTTACCGATATTGCCCTGTTCAGCTTCTTTTCAGCCATTATTCAGGGTTTTGGCGGCTTTGTTTGTGGGCATGGATCAACCGTTTAACCCGTCGTAAGTCACCTTCGCTGTTTTGGAATATTTCTTTGATTACACTTGCTTCAGTAATACCGTTCGCATTGCAAATGGCTTTCACGTCGATGCTGCCAACACCTTTTAATTCAATAAATTTCCGCCCGATACGGCTATAAATTTCGGTGTATCCCTTTTTGTTAAGCTTGATACCGCGTTTGATGCGTTTTTCGAGGTGACTGGTTGCAATCAGCATAATTCCGCAGTGATCCTCTAGTTGGTTGTACAGGGTAATGAAGAAATAAAGTACCTGATCGCTCAGTTTATCGGCTTCATCCAGAATGATTAGTGGCGAATCCTGTATTTTCAGGCCGCGTACCACTTCAAACATCATTTCGCCAACGGTGTAGCCACTATAATCTTTACCCATTGCTGCGAGCAATTCCTGAAGGAACATTTTGCGGTTCCAGAATTCATTACAGCTTAGCAAGTACACCCGTTTGTTTTCGTCGGTAAATTGGCGAAGTGCAAAACTTTTACCCGTACCGGCATCGCCTGTTACTGCAAATACATTGCTGTTATCACGTGCATCGGACAGCAGCATGTTCAAAATTCGGAAGTCACGCGTTTCTACTATTGCCCACTGGCTGTTGGTGTGGCCGATCTGTGTAGCCACATTGCGCCACATTTCTTCCTTAATCAAATCCCAGTTGTGGTTCAACATTTGGGAAATAGTTGCTGCACTTACGCCCTTTAAGCTGTTGGCCGCTTTGTTTTGACTCTCGTACCTGGCACAATATTCGGCCAGACGGTCAGCGATTTGTTGTTTTTCAGTGTTGTTCATTGGGTTGATTGATTTTGTATTCATTTTTACATCATTCCGTATAGGTCATTTTCATCAAAATCCTCGTCATCACCGCCGGCCATTACCGCGTTACTCATAGCCTTCTGTATTCTTCCGAAATTGTCAGCCGGTTGTTTAGCCTTTTTTGTGGTGCTTTTCGAATTGATACCCTTTAGTTTTGGAGTTACAAAACCATGCTGTTCGGGTAGATCGTTGTGTCTCTCCTGAATTTCGCGCACTATTTGTTGGGTTTCAACCCTGAGGGTTTCAGTTTCTTTGTCGATGTCCTTAAAGAACTGAGCCTCCCAATCTTCCTGTTCTTGCTTGCCACGGTGTACTTCCACTTTCTGATCTGCTGAGGTTATAAAGCGTAAGCCTTGTGGGGTATCTTCGTATAAATAGATCATGCTGAAGTCCTGAGGATCGAACTTAATCCTGAATTTGCGGTCGATGTTGCTGGCTAACCACTTCACGTCTGGAAGGCCGTTTGGCTTGTTAACCATGAAGTCGTATTGTTCCTTCTTTTCTTCGAAGCTGATGCCATACGCGCTGCATGTGACAGGTTTTTCCCTGAGTACCCAGAACAGATCAACCATGTCCATCAATTCAAGCTTAACGGCCTTTGAGTTTTGGCTTTCGTTGTACATTTTTATTTTTGCAACGCCTGTTTTAAAGTGAGGGGCATTTTGCCACTCGTTCCGGCGTTTCAAATAGGTTGCTTTCACTTCATCAAGCGTTGGTAAGTTGTGTTTGTTAGCCATGATATACTCCATATTAGCCTTGCTTTCGTTGGCTTTGCTCTGTATATTCTGGCCGGTGAAAAACCAGTCTTTCTTTAAAAATTGTTGCTGAAACCGGTTAAAGGCTGATTCAATAGTTTTTGATTTACCGTTGTAAGGCTTGGTGCGGATGGATAGGTGTGAAAGTTTGGTAAGGAAGTCGCCGCTTTCTAACTTTTTGTGGCCGCCCTGGTTGTCGTAAGTGATTTGGTACGGTTTGCACCCGCTCGTTTGTAAGGCCATGCGGTAAGCGTTGTATTGAGCCACATAATCTTCAGTATCCGACACGAAATAACCAATTAGAGCCTCGCTATACACATCCATCACCTCATACACGCTGGTAGTTCCCATCTTGAATTCACCTTTTGCGCCTCGGTACTGGTAGAAATAATTCAGTTTCGTACCGTCTGAATACCAAAGGCTATCGCGCATGGTTGGAAGTATGGTCTTTTGCTGGTAAATGAATTTTTCTTTGAATTTCAGTTCACCGTAGCGGTGACCCCACCATATTGGTTTAATTTCGGGTAGGTAAAGAAAGTTGTGTATTGTTTCAACGCTCTTAATTTGTTTCCACTCCTGGCTTTCTGCTAATTCGTTGTATTCGGCCAGTAATTGTTGCTCATTTGCAACCTTATTAACCATGCTAGTCCACCGGCTAATAATCCAACTTTTGGCCTCGTCGTTTACTTTCTCGCTATTGTTGTTACACCAGTTACCGTGAATTAGGCTTTTATAACCTTCATTTAAGTACTTTTTGCATTTGTCCTGTAGGCGGCGTTCATTGGTTGGCAACGTGTGTTTAAACTCTGTTTTATCGAGGTTTAAAACAGCTTTGGCCATTTCCGTCCAAATTCCTTTTGCCGATCCGTTAAGTTTCTTCGCATTGGGTTTCCGTTCGCTAACTATGGCATGTATGGCATTCAGTATTTCGGCGTTGGTGCAGTATTCTTTTTGTACGTCAGCGGGCAATGGCTCACCATTTTCAAGCATGTATTCATCCCTAAAAAATGTTAAAGCCTTTGGGTCTGGGGTGATAGTAGCAAGCAGTTTACTTTTTACAACCACTTTGTAAGGGTCTCCAATCAAGGCTATGATCATCTTTTTAAACCGATCCGGAATACTATCGTAGGCAACCAAGGCAGGAGTATTGAGGCAAGCACGACGAACAACATCTATTTTGCCTCGAATTGTCAGATTTCTATAATTAAATTCAGACAATATGCCTTCCTCAATCAGCCATCCGGCCTCTATGCAAAGTGTGTTATTGTAGTATTCCATTGTGATTTTTGTACTTTATTCTTTGGTGTTTTCAATATTCGAGAGAAAACTTTCGGTTTTATCGGCCAGATTATCAAGCATGGCTCTGACTGTAATGTGCATGGTGCGGTCACCATTCATTTGTTGTACAATGTTGTTGTAAGCAAATCCTGTGGCTTCGGCAACACTTTTTATGGCGCCCC